TGGCTAGGCGATGCCGTGCGGCGACTCCAGGCCGACCACGCAGCGATCCTCGCCCGGCTCCTGCGCGCGGAGCAAGACCTCCAGGATTCCATGCGCGAGCGGATCGCCGCCGATGCGCTGGCCGCCCGCGAGCACCGGGAGCTGCGCGACGAGTACCTCGCCGGCTACCGCAAGCTGGAGGAAAAGCTCGATGGGCTCAAGACGTGGGCCCTCGTGACGCTCGCGGCGCTCGTGCTCAACCTCATGATCTTCATCGTCAGCCAGATGGGCAAGGTGCTCGGTGGTCTCGGTCCTCGATAAGCTCGCCGTTCTCGGGCGCTCCGGCTTGCTCTTGGCCGGCGTCGCCGCGCTGCTCCTGGTGGGGCTCCTGGTGCCGTCAGCCATACGCCAGATCTATTGGCTCGCACAGTCCGAGCGCATCATCGAGGAGACCGCCGATCCCGTGATCCTTGACTACGTGGTCGATCCGAATTTCCCGACACCGATCCCGCGGACGGCCTGGGCGGCAGGGCAGACGCTCTACATCCAGCGGTCCGTCTGCGTCTATCAGCGCGTGACGGGCAGCGTGGAGCGCGCCATCGTGGACACCGCGCGGATCGATTTGGGCGCCGTGCCGCTCTCGGGCATCCTCGAGCCGGGGCCAGGCGACTACGACGCCAAGGGGAAGCTCAAACCGCCGCCCTGGTGCGGGACGCGGATCGGCTCCGTCACCATCCCCGCCTTCATGGCGCCGGGCCCGGCCTACGTGTCGGCGCGCATCGACGCGCACCTCAACCCGCTCCGGCCCCATGTGTTCATCCCGTTGCGGCCCGCGCCGTTCGTGGTCGAGTCGTCGCCGCTGCGGTCGGAGCTGGAGACGACGCGCGAGCGGACGCGCGATCTGCGGGAGGCGCTTGACGCGCGGACCCTTCTCCTGACGCGCAAGCTGGACCTGCTCCTGGAGCGGATGCGCGATGCGGAGCGGACGCTGGAGCGCGTCGAGTCGTATCATCGGCTACTGGACCAGCATCTCCGAGCGACGCGGGTGCTCCCGCCCGCGAAAGGGACGCCATGACCGATGGGGCCGACGACGACCGCGCGCCTGACCGCCTCGACAAGCTCGCCCTGGAGATCGAGGATTTGCGCGCGGCGATCCTGGCCCAGGGCGAGCTGATCCGCGTCATCGCGGACGGCCGAGTCGCCCTGGCCGAGCGGCGGATCTGTCGGGAGCAGGCGCCCGGCCGCCGGCTCCTGGACGTGATCGCGGGCGCCATCATCGCCGTGATGGCGATTGGTGCGCTACTCTACTACCTGGTGGTCCATCCGTGGCCGGCGTGGGGCATCTACATCCCGCCGCCGCATTCGAGTCAGATCCCGACTGAGGAGGCTTATCGATGACGTGGAGAGGCGCGCTCTACACCGTGGCAGCAACGGCCCTGATCGTCGGCATCGGCGGGGTGTACTACGCCGTCGCAGTCCAGCCGGACCCGCAGGTGCGGACCATCCCCATGAGTTGGCAGACGCGCGAGACCGCGCGCCCGGTGCTCAATACCGGCGTCGACAAGGAGGGGCGGACCCTGGATCAGTTCGTCGCGGCCGGCGGGAAGAGTCAGGACTACCGGCCCGTGGAGACGACAACCGTCCAGGCGGGGCGGGCCATGTACATCCTTCGCTACCAGGAGTTTCGCAACAAGCTCGCGGAGCCCACAATCTCTCGCAAGCTCCTCTGCGGGAGAGTCACCATGCGCAACGGCGCCCCGGTGGTCGACGTGGACGGCATGGTCCCTTACGACCTGGGCTCCATCCCGGCGCCATCCCGCACGGACGGCGCTGCGGTCAAGAATCACCCGACCCCGCTGCCGCGCTGGATCATGCTCGACGCGGAGGGCAAGGTGATCGCGCAACCTCGGACGTGTGTCTATCAGGCGTCGGCGAAGTTCATCGTCAATCCTGTGCGGAGCACCGATCTCCAGTTCGCGGCGGTCGCCGTGACGGTCGCGCCGCCGTCGCCCGACAGCGCGCCGGCCGAGCGGACGGGCGCGGGGGCGCCGGGAGGGAAGCGGTAGGGGCCATGCCGCCGTCGCCCTGGCTCAAGATGGCGATCACCGGCGTCGGGGTGTACCTCGGCGGGGTGGCGGCGGCCTACCAGCTCGACCCGTGCCCGGCGAGCTGGCTCAAGTGGGTGATGGGGGGCGCCGCGCCGTTGGCTGGCTACCTCATCGGCTTCTGGCAGATCAACACGGCGATCCGGCCGCCGATCAGCTACGCCGGGGTGCCGCCGCGCGGGGGCGCGTAGGGCCCTCCCTGCGGGCCGTGGTGGCGTCAGGATCGCCGATCCCGGCCCGGGGAGGATGAGGGTTAGGGAGTGACGCGGATACGCCCGCCACGGGTCACCGTGGCGACCACGTGGCCGGCAATCTCGATGCGCCCGTACCGGTGCCCGCCCATCGAGGCATCGGCCATGACCCAGAGCAGGGCGCCGACTGCCTCCCGCCACGACGGGGTGATGAGCACCGGTCGCGTCTCGTCGGCGCGCGCCGGGCCCAGGTAGTCAGCCCACGACCGCGAGTCCGGTTCCGGGCTCTGCTGGTCCCGCTCCCGGTAGACCCGGTAGCGGGCGTGGTGGGAGTCGGGACGGGCCGTGGACAGGTCGGGATCGCCTGTCGCATACACCACCGTCTTTTCGTCTACCTGAGTCCTCATCCCTTCCTCCTCGCGCGGCCCTTGGGGGCCGCCGGCTGGTGGTTGTCGCCGTCGCCCTCCCCGTCGAGCGCCGCTGCCACGGGGGCGCCCTCCGGGGTCCGGGCGTAGTGGAGCACTGCCGCCCGGAGAGCCCGGGCGGCGAACACCTGGACGCTGACCCCGGCCGACGCGGCGGCGAGGCGTAGCCAGCGCGCCTCCTGCTCGGGGAGGCGCGCGGTGATGGGGGTGGGGGCGGCCATCAGCGCCCGCCCCCCGTGATCTCGGCGAGCGCCGCGGTGGCGCAGCCCTCATGCCGGCCCAGATTCCACCCCTGGATCGGCCTGAGGCCCGGGGCCGGCCCCGGGCGAAACGTGCCGTAGGTCCGGCCAAGTCGCCGGAGCGCCGCCGACTTGGCCGCTCGGTCAGTGGCGGCCTGGATCATGATGGGGCCCTCGTTGTCGCTGTCGAGTCGGTACATCTTCATCTCCGCTCCTCCTCCGGCGCTCCCGCGCCGCTCTGCCTCTATGCCGCTATGCTGCATAGCCGCAGAGTGGGAGTCAAGGGAAAATATCGCGCGAGATGTAGGGGGCTCGGACCGGCGGGGCGCTACGGGTGGGGCCCTACTCCCACACCACCTCGTATCCCTTGCTCGTCAGGCACTCAGCGTATCGATCCCGCTGGCGGCTGGCCGCGAGCGGTCCGAAGATCGGCGCCACGGGCAGGAGCATCCCGAGGGACATGGCGGTGATCCAGAACGTCATGGCCCCGCTACTGCGGCTCGTCTCCGAGATCTGGTCGTCGCAGGCCGCGCGGTCGGCCGCCAGCGTAGATGGTGGCTGATCCTTGAGGGGGCGGACGTGGCGCGGATGAGGCGAGGCGCAGCCGGCTAGGGTGAGGACCAGGAGTGCGAGCGCGAGTGGGCGTCTCATGACGGATCTCCCTTACGCGATCAACGATATGATGAGCGGCCAGAGTGCGCGTAACCCATCGGTGCGGCGCGTGCGGCGCTGTGCCCGCCGCCGGGCGCGCTCCTCGGGCGGGACGATACCACGCTCGGGGACCGGCGGGGCGAGCGGTTTGCGCGGACCGGGCGGGGCCAGGTGGAACACGGTCCGCTCGACGACGACCGGCCCGGTGATCGCGTCGGCCAGGCGCTTCGTCAAGTCGGCCGAGCGGAGATAGACCATCAGCAGATCCAGGAGCATCGCCGCGTCGATGGTGCCGCAGAGTTCGCTCCGGCTAGACCAGATTTCCAGCGTATCGCCAGCGCGCAGCGGCAGTCGGATCCCGCCATGCGCGAGGAAGCGAACGAAGACGTCGATGGCGGGCACGGAACGTCAGCCCGGCAGGGATTGTTTCCCGGGTCATGCGGCCTGGGGCCAGGCGTCGGGGTGACCACTACGGGTGGACGGCCAGCTTCTGATAAGAAGGATCGCGTCCTGATTATGTCCACGTCGCGGCCGGGCCCCTCGCGCCGGTAGGGTGCGAGGGGCGGGTGGAACCATAGGGGTAGCGTCAGGCTCGGGCGCCGGGACCGCGGCCGCGGCACCGCTCCCACCCCGGATCGGCGTCTGGCGCGACCGGCTGGACCTCGGGCCAGCGGGAATCGCTGTCGCGGCGTCGCCGAACATGAGCCATCCGGGCGACGTTTCCAGGTCGCGCGCGAGGCGGATGATGTTGTCGTAGTCCGGCGTCGCCCCGCCGATCCAGCGGTAGAGGTACACTGGTAGCACCCCTTTTTCGAGCGCGAAGCGCATCACGTCCGGCTTCCCGTTCCGCTCGTACCCCAGCCGTAGTAGCCGCTCCCTGATCCGATCCCCGATGTTGGGCCACTTCTTCATGGCAACCTCCAGCACACTTAGGACTTGACACGTATCACGCAGCAGCGTATAACTGCGCTCGTGAATCAGACTCACTTACGACGACGTACACGGTACACCATCCGGGCCGAAATGAAAAAGCGGCGACTGACACAGGATCACGTCGCCGCGCGCGCCGGGACCAGTCAATCGATGGTGTCCCGAGTCATCGCCCGGGATCGCCGAGTGCCCGAGCTGATGGCGGAGCGGGTGTGGGCCGCCGTCGAGGCGCTCTTCGCCGAGTACCCGCCCGTCGAGATCAAGCCGCGAGAAGGAGCCGCGTGAAAATGAAGATCAAGAGAATCCGCGTGCCCGTGGTGACCGCAGGCCGGATCGCCCGCCGGACCGCTTGGACAGCGGACGGATCGTGCTTCATTTTCTGGTCGCGGGCCGAAGCCGAGTTCTACTTCCGGTGCTCGTGACCACCGCCCGCCCCCTCGCCTTCGACTCCGGGAAGGGCCAGCTTCCTGCACTGCTCCGCTGCCCCTGCGGTGCCGACGTGGTGGAGCGCCGAACGAGTACGACGTGCTGGAAGTGCGGCCGCGTGCTCATCGAGGGGGCGGCGCTGTGAGCAAGTGGGGCCCCCGGATGCCGCGCGCCCTGGCCCGGTGCGAGGAGTGCGGGCGCGACGTGCCCGTGACGCTGGGCAACCGCTATCGCCAGCATCTCCGGCTGGGGGCGCGGCCGAATCGATTGGGGCGGAAGCCGCCCTGTCCTGAATCCGGCCGGCTCGTGCGGCCATCGTGTGGAGGGGCGGGGTGATGGCCGATCGACTGCCGCATGTCGCCGTCCGCGCCGAAGGCGTATGGCTTGACGGTGTCAAGGTCCGCGGGCTCGTGACCTACGCTCTCCGGTCGCGCGGCCCTGACGCCGGCGATCTGGTGGCTGTGGAGTTGTCCCTGCTCTGCTACATGGAGCCGCTCAAGGTGGGGCCGGACGCATGATCCCCGCCCTCCTCTCCCTCCTCGCCATCGGCTGCAACGGGCATACGGACGTCACGAGCGTCCTGCAGCGGCTCCTCGACCAGCCGGCGCAGGAGATCGTCCTGCCGGCGACGCCACAGCCGTGCATGGCTCGAACGCTGCACCTCCGCGGCGACGGGCGGACGTTGCGGGGTGGCCACGTCAAGCTGATGCCCGGGACGAACGCCCCCCTACTCGTGGTCGCGGGTGACAACGCCACGGTCAGCGGGGGCACCTGGGACGGCAACGCTGCCGGACAGACGGCCGGCGCCGAGCAGTGGGGCGTCGGCGTCATCACCGTGACCGGCGAATACCCGCACATCTCCGGGGTGACCGTGCTCGACGCGCACTCGGTTGGTCTCGTGTTCACCGGCCTTCCCAACGGATACCTCATGTCGTTTGGGATGACGGAGCCCCGGCGAACCGTTGGCGGGCGCGTGGACATGTCCACGTTCCACCGTCCGCGGGGGACGGCCGTGCTCGCCGACGGCGCCCCTTGGACGATGGTGACGGACATCGCGGTCGTGGACTCGTGGGCTGACGGCGTGGTGTTCGCACGGGGCTCCCACCACTGGGTGATGACTCGATCCGTGATCGACTTCCGGGGGACGAGGGAGTGGCGGCCGATGCCGTGGGAGCAGTATTGCCAGTACGGCAGCGGCGTGACGGCGTGGGGCGATGCGACCGATGGGGCGCTCTCGCACGTCTGGATCTACGGCCCCGAGCAGCCTCGCCCCGACTGCCACCTGTTCATCGGCGTCAGCATGGCCAATGGATCGGATCGCTCCGTGGTCTCCCACGTCGAGGTCGTGATGGCTCCCGAGGATCGCGCGGAGTATTGCCTGGAGGCGGCCGACGTGTCGGACGTGGTGTATGCCTACTCGACCGTTCGCGCGTGCGAGAGCGCGCTGAGCCTCGGGGCGGGCTACTCGTCGTCGGTCCAGTCGCGCCTCCGCGTGATCGGCGGCCGCGTGAGCGACGCGGAGATCGGGGCGCTGATTCATGGGCGCGTCAGCGACGTGCGCGTGGAGGGCGTGGCGTGGGACGGGGTGGACCGGGTGCTCTCGACGTGGGACGGCCCAGGCGCGCCCACGGACTACGAGGTGGCGCCGTGAACCTGATCTGCCTGCTCCTCGGGAGGTGCTACCGCTCGGGCGATCCTCCGCCGCGCGGCTATCTCGCGTGGCACGTGTGGGCCGAGGCGCAGCGCCGCTCGTCGTGCGCGCCGGGCCCGGGCAAAGGGAAGGGCGCCGTGAAGCGGCATCACCTCTGGCGGGAGCAGGCCCTGCGCGACGCGCTGGCCGAGAACGAGCGGCGCAAGGCCGAGCAGACGGCGCTCCGCGCGGAGCTGCGCGCGGCCCTCGACCGGCTCCGGGCCCTCGCGCCGCCCGCCGACGTGGTGATCGACGACGCCACCGGCGAGGTGGCGGGGCGGAGACGGGCGACGTGAAAGAGCGATGGGGGCTGGACCTCGTGCCGATGTGGGTGCGGTCGCTGCCGTGGCTGCGTCGCTACTACTGGCAGCGCGACGAGATCGCGCGAGCCAAGGCGAAGGCCGCGCGGCTGTGGGAGATGTTCGGATGACCGACATGGTGCGACTCATCATCTGGGCGATGGCCGCCGCCGTGGTCGCCTGCATGGCCTACGGGCTGGGCTGGGTGACCGGCAGCCGGCGCCGCGAACCCTGCGACCTCCACACCGCGGCCGAGTATTACGAGCGCGGGCGGGAGGACGGGCGCGCGGAGGTGCGGGCCGAGAGCGATCTGGCAATCGCCGAGCGCATGTGGAGGGCGACGCGATGACCGGGCCGCGCCGGGATGAGATCCTCCTCATCCCGATCCGCGTCTCTCTGGAGGGGCCGTTGACCCCGCGTAGCCCGGCGCGGGTGAGCTGGTGGCTCCACGGCGGCTACGTCGCCGGCGTGGGATCGGTCCAGGTACGGATGCTCGTCGAGATGCTTAGGTGGTCATGACTTCCCGGGGTGTCGCTAGTCCGGCACGGCGCAATCGGGCGCCGCAGGCTGATGCGCGCATGGGGTCGCGCCAGGCCGCCCGGGAGATTCTCCGCGAGTTGATCCACGCCACGGCATGGCGTCGGTGGCGTGATGGGAGGGAGAAATGATCGTCGAATGGTGCCGCGCCCTCCTGGCCCTGGCGGGCCTGACCGCGTGGGCCGTCGTCGTGTGCGCGCTGGCGGGGGTCTGATGCCCCTCCGCGCGATCGCCGAGTGCTCGACCTGCCACCGGGACACGCGCTCTCGCCCGGCGACGCTGGCCGTCCGCATCGTGGTGACGCGCGACGACGGCCACGAGGTGGACGGCCAGGGCCAAGGCGACGTGCTCTGCTCGCCGGCCTGCGCGGAGCGATTTGCCGCGCGCCTGATCTGGCGCGCGTGGAGGGGGGAGACATGATCGCAGAGAGGCTTGACCAGATCAGCACTCTGTACCAGGGCAGCCACCAGCCCGACGGGCAGATGTGCGTGATGGAGGCGGCCGCCTACGTGGCCGGCGAGCCCTGGAGCGACCACCCGGCGTGCGTATCGCCGGTCATCGGGGCGTTCCTCCGGTCGTGGAACGACGCGCTGCCGGACGACGCCACGCGGACGCGCCTGCTCCGGCCGCTCATCGAGCCCATCCTGGGCACGCACTGCGACGTGGCGACTGAGAGTCGCCTCGCGTGGATGTGCGTCGACTGGCTGGCGCGCGTGCAGGCGCCGGCGTGGATGCGGCTGACGTCGGCGCTGTGCCCCTACACAGAAGGCTTGGCCGACCTGCCAGAGATCACCATCGACTCGTGGCCGTCCGCTCGTCCTCGGGTCACTGCGGCCTGGGTTGCGGCCAGGGCTGCGGCCTGGGATGGGGCCGGGATTGCGGCCAGGGCTGCGGCCTGGGCTGCGGCCGGGGATGCGGCCGGGGTTGCGGCCGGGGCTGCGGCCAGGGCTGCGGCCTGGGTTGCGGCCGGGGTTGCGGCCGGGGCTGCGGCCGGGGCTGCGGCCGGGGATGCGGCCAGGGTTGCGGCCGGGGTTGCGGCCGGGGCTGCGGCCAGGGCTGCGGCCTGGGCTGCGGCCAGGGCTGCGGCCAGGGCTGCCCTCGCGTCGACAGTCGCGACCCTCCAGGAGGAGGCGGTGGCGCTGGTGCTGCGAATGTGCGCGGTGGCCAAGGGGGAGACGTATGGACGCTGAGACCCTCGCGACGCGATGCGTGACGCTGGCCCGCGCAATCCTGCGCGGCTACCGCCTCGACGGCGTCGAGCGGGGACAGGAGACGGAGGGGCTCGCGGAGTGCCTGATTTCCGCGGCCAAGATGTACATCGAGCATCTGGAGCATCGGCGCGTGGGCGCCGGGAGGGAGTAGGGGATGGCTCGACGACGCCATTGGAGAGACGGTCCCACTCTCGCCGAGCTGGAGGCCGAGGACGCAGCGCGGCGCGAGGATCAGGCGCGGAGTGACGCAGATGAACGGCGTCTCGCGCCGCTCAGTCAGTGGGAGGCGTTTGAATTCCCGGGCTGGATGGGCGTGGACTGGCCCGACCGTCCAATTCAGGACGAGACGGCGGATGGGAGCAAGCGATGGGTGTGAATGACAGCGCCGCGTTGCAGGCGATGCGCGCGGACGCGGACTTGGACGAAGAGGTATTGCGGTGCAAGCGCAAGGTGATCGCGTGTCTCGCGCGCCTGCCCAACGACGAGTCGCGCCGCCGCGTGATCGCGGCAGTCGCGATCCTGACCGGACACACGGAAGTGCCGAGATCATGAGCGCGGAATGGGCTGAGATGCGCGCGGCCAAGCTGCTGAGCGGCTATCGGCTGAGCAAGGAGGAGCGCATCGAGGAGGAGGCCGGCCTGACCGAGTGCCTGGAGTCGGCGGCCACGATCTACCTGGAGAATCTCGCCCACCGGCGGAAGGGCCAGGAGGTGGGGCGGTGAGCACGGAACTGGAGCGCGTGGACACGCGCGGCGCCTACGGCCTGGACCTCGTGGCCCGCGCCCTCGACAAGGGGGCCGACGCGGGCACGCTGGAGCGCGTTGTGGCCCTCGTGGAGCGGATGCGGGCCGACGAGGCGCGCCGCGCGTTTCACCATGCGTACTCGCAACTCCAAGAGAAGCTCCCCGACATTCGGCGCGATCGCGTCGCGAAGATCCGGGACGATTTTCAGTACACCTACGCGAGCCTGCCCCATGTGCGCGCCGAGATCAGACCGGCCTGCGATGCCTGCCAGATCACCGTCTCATGGGAATCGGTCGAGGGCACGCCGGCCGGGAGCCTGGCCCTCGTGTGTGTGCTTTCTCACGCGCAGGGCCATGAAAAGCGATCCGGGCCGATGGTGGTCCCGATCGAGCGGGAATCGCGCGGGGTGTCGCTGAGTCAGCGCGTCAGCGCCGCGCGTACCGTGGCGGCCCGGCTGTCGCTCTTCAACGTGTTGGGGCTCGCCCCCGACGATGACGACGATGGTGCGCCGCCGAGCGATGCGCCGACCCCTGAGCCGGCCGCGAAGCCCGAGGCGCGGGCCGAGTCGCCCGAGGCGAGAGCCAAGGCGGGGCTACTCGCCGAGATCCAGGACGCCACGCGGGGCATGTCGCCACAGGAAAAGCTCGCGCTGTGGCGCAAGCATGTGGGCCAGGGAGTGCGGGCAGAGGAAGCCAGCGTCGATCAACTCGTGGTGCTGCGAGACGCCGTGCTCAATCCTGCGCCGGCGGAACAGACCATGGAAGGAGCGGCAGATGGCGGCGAAGCGAATCCCGTATAGCCTCCCGGATGGTACGGAGGTACCGGGAGTCACCTCTGTGATTTCCAGGTTCAAGGAGAGCGGCGGTCTCATTCACTGGGCGTGGAAGCTCGGCATGGAAGGCAGAGACTACCGCGAGGTGCGCCAAGGCGCGGCCGATGCCGGGACGCTCGCGCATCGCATGGTGGAGGCGGACATCCGGGGACTGCCGCTGCCGGTGCCGCCCACTGACGAAGTGGGGTCTCAGGCCGCGCAGGCTTTCGCGAATTACCAGGCCTGGAAGCGGCGCATCGGCTTCAAGGTGCTGCGGACGGAGGTGGCGCTCGTATCACTGGCCCATCGGTTCGGCGGGCGTCTGGATGCGGTCGAGGTCGAGGGGGACGCGACGCTGCTGGACTGGAAAACGGGCGGCATCTACCCGGACCATCTGTTGCAACTCGCGGCCTACGGATTGCTCTGGCGCGAAGCCTTCCCGGAGATCCCGCTGCGCGGCGGGTATGCGCTGCTCACATTCGCGAAGGAGAATGCCGACTTCGCACATCGCCAGTTCTCGGAATTGAAGGACGCCGAAGAGGAGTTTCTCCACCTGCGCGCGGCCTACGACCTTGACAAGCGGCTCAAGGCGAGGGCGCGATGAGCCCCAGCGACCTCCGGGGCCCGGCCCCGTGTGCTCGATGCGGGTACAATGGGCCCGGCTACTACCAGCCGGACACGCATCCGTGTGCTGTTGGCCTCCAGGGCCTCGGTCGTCCGATCTCCCGAGACGAGGCCCTGTCGACCAGCGCGGAGACGATGGCGCAGGCCGAGCAGCAGCGGGCCGATGCCCTCCGGGGCCCCGGCGAGGATTTCGGCCCCGACTTGACCGCAGAGGGACGAATCCCCGCGCCGGGAAGTGGCGGGGCGATAACCGACGCGCCTTACCTCGATGACCTGCGCCGAGGCTACGCGCCCGGCGACGCCGCACTGTACGCGCAGATCGACCGCCTCACGCGCGAGCGGGACGCCGTCGAGACTAAGCTGCGCGTCGCGCTGGAGGGCCTCCACGCGGCGAGCGCCCTCCTCCGGGCGGCGGAAGGGGAGCGGGACGTGGCCAGGGCGGCGCTCCAGACGGCCCACGACTGGATCGCCGGCGGCGTGGAGTACGACGCGGCCCAGGAGGCGCACTGGGAGGTCCGGGCGCGCCGGGCGCTCGGGAAGAACCCATGAGCGAAATGCCGGTGCTGGATCGACTGCGAGACGCAGCGGTACGGAACAGCGCCACCGTGATCTCGTCTGAGGATGCCGTGGCCCTGCTCGCGGTGATGCGCGCAGCGGCCGGCCTGATCGACGCCTGGGAGCAGACGCAGGACATCGACCATCCCGCGAATCGCGCGGTGCGGGCCGCCCTGGCCGCGCTGGAGCGGCCGGCGTGAGCGCGCTCCTGCGTATCTTCGTCCCGGGGCCTGTCCGCAATCCCTTGAATGGGCAGCATGGCCACTGGTCGAAGCACCGGACCTGGGCCAAGCGGTGGCGGGAGGCGACGGAGTATCACCTGTTCGTCGCCAACTGGAACGGCGGCAACCCGAAGGTCAGCTTGACAGCGCCGAAGCGCATCACCTTCACCGTCGTCTCTCCGCGCGAGTGGGATGACGACAACCTGGCCGCGGCCGTCAAGCCGGTCCGCGACGCGCTGGTGTCCATGCGCGTGGTCCACGGGGACGCGCCGCGGCACGGGCACACGTTCGTCTATCGCCAGCGGCGGGGGCGGGGGGAAGAGCGGGGGATCGAGGTGGTCGTCGAGATGATGCGGCGGGGGGTGGAGGGATGATGCGGACGATCGAGCTTGCGACACGCAGCGGCGACCGGCCCACCGTCGAGGTGGTGGCCGCCCTCGGGGGACTCGCGCTCCACCGCAACCCCGGGCGCAACTACTGGACGATCTCGCACGAGATGTCCGGCTATCGCGTGCTGAGCACAATGGACCGGCATGTCGCCCTGGTGGCTCTCGCGCGACTCAACGCGCGGGGGACGGACTGGCCCAGCGTCCCGCCCGGGAGTCTCAGCGCGGAGACGCCGCGGGAGGCTGCGGCCTGGCGCGCGGCAATGGACGTGGCGCCGGGGAGGTGCTGGTGATGACCGGCCACGGATTGACGACTTGCCCCGGCACGTCCTGGTGCGCGGAGGAGTGCTCGGGGGCGTGTGTTCATCCGCCGATGGTGGCCCCGTTCCCGTGGTTCGGCGGGAAAGCCCGGGTGGCGGGCGAGGTGTGGGAGGCGCTCGGCAACGTCGAGCATTACGTCGAGCCCTTCGCCGGGAGCCTCGCGGTGCTCCTGCAGCGGCCCCACGTGCCGCGGATTGAGACCGTGAACGACCTGGACGGGTACGTTGCCAACTTCTGGCGCGCCGTCCGGGCCGACCCCGAGGGGGTGGCCGAGTACGCGGACTGGCCGGTGAACGAGACGGACCTGGAGGCGCGGCACCTGTGGCTCGTCAACACGGGGCGGCAACGCCTGGAGGCGCTCCGCTCCGACCCGGACTATCACGATGCCCAGGTGGCCGGGTGGTGGGTGTGGGGTCAATGCGCGTGGATCGGCTCGGGATGGTGCTCGGGCGAGGGGCCGTGGATGCTCGCTGGCACCGCCGGCCGGGGGATCAACCGGCAGCTCCCGAACATGCACCAAGGCGAGGGCGTGAACAGGTGGAGCCTGGCCGGCGATGGGGCCCTCGCGGCCTACATCCTAGCCCTCTCCCGTCGGCTCCGGCGCGTGCGCGTCTGCTGTGGCGACTGGGCCCGGGTGGTGACGGATGGCGCCCTCAACGCCGGCGCCACCGTCGGGGTGTTCCTCGATCCGCCCTACTCGGACGAGGTGCGGACCCGGGGGCTCTACGCGCAGGACAACGCCGGGGTGGACATCTCCCGGGCCGTCCGGGAGTGGGCGCTGGCGCATGAGGGCGACTCGCGGCTCAGGATTGTGCTGGCCGGCTACGAGGGGGAGCATGCCATGCCGGAACGCTGGAGGGTCCACGCCTACCGGGCGAAGCGCGCCTACGGGACGGCGGCCGGGGCGGGGCTCATGGAGGGCAACAACGCCAACCGGCGACGCGAGCGGCTGTGGTTCTCGCCCTCGTGCGAGCGCGCCCAGGACGTCCTCCCCCTATGACCCCTGACCCCTGCGCGCGCTGCGGGGCCCCCATGGCTCCCGACCCGCGCCGATCCGAGCTGGAGGCCGGCCACCTGCGCCTGGTCTGCGTCGGGGGGCATGAGCGGTATGAGGCGGTCCCGCCGCTGCTCACCCCGGAGCGGGCCCGGAATGACCGGATCATCGAGGCGTGGATCGCCCGGCGGCGGCGGAATCGGAAGCGCAGGCAGGCCAGCCGGGAGGAGGTGGGCGCATGAGTCGCCGGCCCTACGACCGCACCAGACGCCGGGAGTGGGAACTGCCCGAGGGGTCGGGCCCACCCGCGGAGGCGGCCGAGCGCATCGTGGCCGAGGAGAAGCTGGCGGCCACCGCGAGGAAGCATCCCACCGCCCGGCGGATCGACGGCCCCCTGACCCCGGCGGACCGCTTCGCCCTGGGCGGCCGGGAGGCGGTGGAGGAGCTCCGGTCGCGCTCCCGGCTCATGGCCCTGGCCCGGGAGGGAGATGCGGAGGCAATCCGGGAGTTGCGGGAGCGATTCCGGGCGTGGGTGGTGGCTGGGCCATGACGGTCGACGAGGTGTTGGCCCTCCTCCCTCGCCACATCCGGGCGGGCGGCGGTTACCTGGCCCACTGCCCGGCTCACCAGGACCGCTCGCGGAGCCTCTCCGTGGCCCCGGGACGGCGCGAGGGGTATGTCCTCCTGCATTGCTTCGCCGGATGCGATCGTGGGGCGATTCTGGCCCGGCTGGGGCTGGCTGATGAAGAGCCCCCGGGGCCGGCGCCCTACATCGCGCCTCCCGGCGACGAGTGGGACTCCGCGCACCGGCTTGCCCTGCAGATGGTCAGGCGGCAGCCCTGGTGGAAGACGTGGGCCACACCGGAGGTGACCGAGCTGCGCCGGCACCGGGCCCGGATCGATGCCCTCCACCGGGCCGCCGAGCGGCTGGGCCCGGACGACCCGGCCGCGTGGGACATGCTGGCCCTGGCTGCGGCGCTGGAACATGAGTTCCGCCTGCTGGCGTTCACCGAAGCCTTTGCCGACGACATCGCGTGAGCCTCCCCCTGTCGGTCACGAAGGTCGGGGACGAATATCGCGTCCTCGTCGACAAGGTGGCTCTGCGCTTCAGGTCCCTCACGTCGCACCATGACGGCCCGACGGCGATCCTCGAAGTGGTGGACATGCTCGCCGGGGGACGCCCCCACGTGGACCGCCTGGCCCTGCTGTCAAGCCGCACCCGGGCCACCCTAGCGAAGACCCTCGCCATCCGGTGGGGGGATCACCCCTGGTCCGTCATCCTCGACGACGCCTGCCACGCCGTCTATGAGGCGTTCTCTGCCGGGGAGCCCGCGGAATCCCTCGAGCCCGAGGAGCCCGACGAGACGGCGTGGCTCGTGGATGGCTTGATCCCCCTGGACGCCACGACAGTGCTCTACGCTGATGGCGGATCGCTCAAGTCGTGGTTCGCTCTGGCCCTCGGGGTGGCCGCGCTGAGGAACGAGCCCCTCGCCAATTCCGCACGGTGGTGCGTCCGCCGGCGCCGGTCCGTGCTATACCTCGACTGGGAGACGGACCGGAGAACACACGGGCGGCGCCTCTACCGGCTCCTGGCCGGTCTTGGCCTGGAGTCCTGCCCTGAGGGGCTCGCCTACATGCGCCTGGCCGGCCGCCCGCTCCACATTTCGATCCAGTCCGTGGCCGGCGAGGTGTCCCGTCTTGGGGCTGACCTGGTGATCGTGGATAGCCTCGGCCTGGCCTGCGGGGATGAGCCCGAGACCGCCGCGGCCAACCTCCGCACCCTCGGCGTCCTCTCCACCCTGCCGACCACGAAGCTCGTGGTCACCCACGTCAACGCTCAGACCGCAGTCACCCCGAACGGCCCAGGCCGGCCCTATGGGAGCGTCTACGTCCGCAACGTGGCGCGAAGCGCCATCGAAGCACGAAGCGAGCCACAAGGCGATGGCAGGGTGCTCGTGACCTACTACCATCGCAAGGCCAACGACACCGAACTGGCCGAGACCACCGCGCTAACATGGTGTTTTTCAAAGTTTCTGAGCGGTCCCGTCACGGTGGAAGTCGCTGATCCTGACCTCCAGCACGCCACCCTCCCGGAACGAATTGAACAGGCCCTCGGGCGCGGGGCGAAAAGCGCAACACTCCTCGCAGAGGAACTTGGCACTCCGGCCAATGCGATTCGCGCCACGCTGGGCAGGATGGAAAAGCGCAACACCGTGGTACGCATCGAGGAGTACGAGGCGGGGAGGGGCAAAAAAGGCATGTGGGGACTGATAGATAGAAAGCGCAACACCCTTGGAGATTGAAAGCGCAACACCAGGTTGCGCTTTCTTCTCTCCGGGAGAGATTTCTCTCTCCCAGAGAAAGCGCAACACTTCTCTTCTCTATAGGGTGTTGCGCTTTTGGTATGGAGACTAGACCAATGACCCAGGAAAGCGCAACACCGGTCTCGCCCGTTGCGGCTCGAAAACTCGGTCGGCTCGATCTCGCCGCCGATCTCCTGGCCGCCATGCCGTGGTGGCTCCGGCTGCTGATGCCGGAGCGGGTCCGCCGGCTGCTGGAGGAGATCCCTCACCAGCCCGACCTCGACGAGGAGCAGTAAGATGCCCACCAAGCCGCCCGACCCCACGCTGCCCCCATCGCCAGCCCTGCCCGGTCCATCCCGGGCACCAACGCTGGGGCCGGAGCAACGCCCAGGGGACCGCGGAGTCGCGGGGCTACCGGAGACGTGGGGTGCTGGAATGCCATTAGCGCGTGAGACAGGCCCCGGGGCGGTAGGTTCTCCGCGGAGCCCACAGAAAGCGGGTGAGACGAAGCGCCGGGCAGGGCCGAGTGCGGCGCCCTCCAATGGGACAGGACAGCCGGGCCTCGTCGTCCGGCGGTCGGTCGCCGTCCGCGTGCTCGGGATCAGCGACCGGACGTTCTCGCGCCTGGAGGCTGAGGGGGTCCTTGTCCCGACGACACCAGGCGTGGGCCGTCGCCCGTCGGAGTGGGATCTCACCGTGACGGTGCCGGCCTACCTCGCCCATCGCGAGGAAAAGATCACGGGAAACCTGGAGAATCCGAGAGACCGAGCGTTCCTGGCCCAGGCCGCACTGTCCGAATTCAAGCTCCAGCAGGCGCGCGGCGAGGTGCTCCCACGGGCCGACTGGATACGCAAGGGTCAGCAGCTCGCCGCGGCGTTCTCGGGGTGGGCACGCCAGGTGCCGGAGCGGCTCGCGCGGGCCGGGTGCCTGGTCCCCGAGCGCGATGCCGAAGCCTTGGCCGCGGTCGACGAAATGCTGCGCGACATCACGCGCTGGACGGAGCGCGATCTGGAGGCGGTCGAGCTGCTGCCAGCCGCGCGCGGGCCCCATGGCGACGATCACTGACGTCGACCTCGTCCAGCCCGTCGTCGCGATCGTCGAGCCGCCGCCGACGCTGACGGTCAGCGAGTGGGCGGACCGAGAGCGCCTGCTGCCGGAGAGCAGCGCGGCGCGAGGTGGCCGATACCGGACGTCGTACGTCGAGTATCTCCGGGAGCCGATGGACGCGACGTTCGCCCCGGGCGTGAAGAGCATCGGGCACATGAAGGCCGCGCAGTGCGGGGGCAGCGAGGCCCTCTACAACGCGATCGGCTACGGCATCGTGTACCGTCGCCTGCCGATGCTCCTCGTGATGCCGACCGGGAACGACGGCCAGGCGGTGTCGAAAGAGCGCATCGGCGACATGGTGCGACGGACCCCCGCGCTGCGGAAGGTGGTCCACTCGGGGCGAAGCCAGGGGCCGCTCTCCGACCCGGAATCGACGCTGGGCATGCTGCTGTACCCCGGCGGGTTCCTGGCCATCGGCGGGGCGCACTCGCCGAATACGTTCGCACGGATCTCCGTGTACCTCGGGATCGGCGACGACGTGGACCGATGGCCCGCCGTGGTCGGCGAGGAGGGCGACCCGACGGAGCTCCTGGAGAATCGCACCACGGCGTTCCACGACGGGCGCTCGCTGTTCACGTCGACGCCGCGGCTCAAGGGCGGGCGCATCGACACGATCTTCACGCTCGGGGATCAGCGTCGTCGGCATCTGATTTGCCCGCGGTGCCGGCGCCAGGACTGGATCACCTGGAACGACACGGCGCACTGGCGCGTCGCCTACGATGACAAGAACCCGGTCACGGCGCGACTCGAATGCCCTGGGTGCCAGTACGCCGTGCGCGAGCCGGAGCGGATGCCGCTCGTGCGCGCGGGCATGTGGGTGGCCACGAACGCTCATGCTCCGGCGGGGCGCAGGAGCTACCACACGCCAGCGATGCTCTCGCCGTTCGTCACGCTCAGCGGTCTCGTCGCGCGGTGGCTGGAGGCCATCCGGCGCGGACCCGAGGCGCAGCGCGTGTTCATCAACACCGTCCTGGCCGAGCCCTGGGAAGAGCGCGGCGAGCGCGTCGAGATCTCCTCGCTGGCCGGCCGCCGTGAACAATATGGCCAGGACATCGACGTGCCCGATCCGGTCGTCTGCCTCACGGCGTTCGCGGATATCCAGATCGATCGCGTCGAGGTGTTGGTGACTGGATGGGGTCCGTCTGATGAGCGCTGGATCGTGGACTACCGCGTCGTGCCCGGATCGATCAAGCTCCCCGAGACCCGCGCGGCCCTGGCCCAGGTGCTCAGCGCGCGCTACTGGCACGCGCGCGGGTGCATGCTGCCGATCAGCGCGGCGGGGATCGATTCGGGATTCGAGACCGACGCGGCCTATGCCTTCGTCCTCGCGCATCGCCGGCTCCTGCGAGTGGTCGCCACCAAGGGCTACGCCGGTCGGCGTGGCGAGCCGATCATTGCGCGGCCGAGCCGGCGGGACGTTGTGGCGGGGCGTGTGCGGCCCTATGCGATCAACGCCGACGACGCGAAGGCCGACGTCATCGAGGCGATCCAGAAGCCGCTCAACCCTGACGGGCCGACGCCCGGCGCCATGCACATCCCGGCGCACGTCGACACGATCGACGAGGAGTTCTTCGCCCAGCTCGGGGCCGAGCACCCCGAGGTGCGGCGCAACAAGGCCGGGATCGCCACGCATCGCGTCTGGGTGCAGGACCGCGAGCGGAACGAAGCACTGGACCTCAGCGTCGGCTGCCTAGCGATCTATCGGCTCCTGCGGGTCCGGTACGAGCAATGGCGCGAGGCGCTGCTGGCGTTGCCGGTAGAACGGCGGCCCGTCGCCCGCGTGACTGCGGCCGCGCAGGGCGTCTACGCCGACGAGGTGCCGTACGACGAGGAGCCGGAGTGAAGCTGGCGCCCGTCCGCTGCACCCGCTGCGGCGAGAAGCGCTACCCGAGGGGCGCCTACGCGACGCCGTACGTGTGTGAGCGTTGCGTCGACGTGGGCGACACACGGCCCGCCGCACCGACCGCGCCAGCCCTGCCCCCGAGCGCTGACCCGTTCCACAACGACCTGGCCCGGCGCGCTGCCATCAACGCAGCGTCGAGCCGGGGGCCGCGGCGGTGGCTGGAGCGGCGGCCAGGGTGGCTGCGGCGGACCCGGTGATGCCTGATCGCCCCGTTCCTGACACGATTTGGCGTGCCCTGCTCCGTTTCCTTGCCAGCGGGCGGAGCGGGCGCGTGTGGCTCGACGTGAAGGATGGCCAGGTGGTCGAGGCGGAGTTCCCTTATCGGATTCGGGCGACCGACGTGCTAGACTCGCAGCCGGAGTAGGCAGCTCCTCGGGGTTGCCGGGCAGTCCCCGCACCACGGGTGGCGTCGTTTGGCGTCGCCGTTCAACCCGCGCGGGGCGGCTGGTCTCGGTCCCCACAGCGGGCCGTTGGTGGCCTCGGAGTCGTTGTGGGCGACGTCATGCTGAGCCTCGCTGCCATCTTCGCAGCCGTCGCCCTCCCGTTCGCTATCCTCCGGGCCATCGACCGACTCCAGTGCCGCCGGGACAAGCGCCATCGTGCCGCCGCCGAGCGCTGGCTGGCCGAGCATCCGGGCAAGTGCTGGCCGCCAGTCGCGCGACCGATACCATCGCCACCGAGGCCACCAGGGCCGCCAGTCGAGATCCTCGGCTACCAGGGCGGCCCAGTCTCCGGCCTGCCGCCGACCTACCGCTCGGCGATCAAGCCGCCGACCGGCTGATGCCCTGGTCTCAGGCGGAGTACGACGCGCTCAAAGCGGCCATAGCCCGGGGGACGCAGACCGTCAGCTACAACGGCCGGAGCGTGACCTATCACTCGCTCAAGGACATGCGTGCGCTCTTGGCCGAGATGGAGCGCGACCTTGCCGGAACGTCCGCGCAGCCCTATCGCCTGGCGTCGACCAGCAAGGGGGCGTAGCGCGTGCATTGGCTGGATTCCTTGACGGTCGGTCTCGCGCCCAAGTGGACCGCGCGCCGTATGCGGGCCCGCGCCGCCGCCGAGCTGCTCGCCCGGCACTTCGAGGCCGCCTCGGCTGGCCGCCGGACGCAGGGCTGGCGCCGGACCTCGACGGATGCCAACGCCGCGTTGTCCGGCCAGCTCTCCGCACTGCGGGACCATACGCGCGACCTCGTGCGGAATCAGCCCTACGCGGCCGGCGCCCTCGACACGATCATCGACGACGTGGTTGGGTGGGGGATTACGGCCGACGCAGCGCCCGCGTGGTGGTCGCGCTGGGCGGAGACCACGGCCTGCGACGCCGACGGGCGCGAGGATCTCTACGGGCTGCAGGCCGGCGTGGTGCGGACCGTCGTCGAGTCCGGTGAGTGCCTGGTGCGCCGCCGATGGCGACGCCCCGCGGATGGATTCCCGATCCCCCTGCAGCTCCAGGTGATGGAGCCGGACTTCCTCGACACGTCGAAGGACGGGATCGTCACGCCGGGCGGGGGGCGCATCATCCAGGGCGTCGAGTTCAACGGGATCGGCCAGCGCACGAGCTACTGGCTCTTTCGAGATCACCCGGGGTCAAGCGCGCCATTCAGCGGCGGCGCCATCTCGGGCGCCTCGACGCCCATTCCCGCCTCGGAAATCCTACACGTCTACCGAGCTGGCCGCCGTGGCGCGGCCCGCGGGTATCCGTGGTTCGCACCGGTGATCCTCGGGCTCAAGGACTTCGACGAATACCAGGACGCGACGCTCGTCAAGCAGAAGGTCGCCGCGTGCCTGTCGGTCCTGACGATCGACGTCGACGGGACATCGATGCCGCTCGGGACGGTCGATCCGTCCGCGCCCGCCGTCGACCTCCTCGAGCCCGGGGGGATTCACAACCTCCCGCCGGGCCGCGACGTGAAGGTCGTAGACCCGCCAGCGGTGAGTGAGCACGATGCCTTCTCGCGCACGGTGCTGCGCGGGCTCGCGCGCGGCCTCGGGATGACCTACGAGGATTTCGCGGGCGACTACGCGGACCTCCCGTTCTCTGCGGCCCGCATGTCGAATCGACGCTACTGGCTCCGCATTCTCTCGATTCGCTGGCGGATGCTCGTGCCGCAGTTCTGCGATCCGGTGTGGCGCTGGGCCATGGAAGCCGCCGGGGTGATGGGCATGCCGGCCCCGCCGTCGACCGAGTGGACGGCCCCGCCCGCGCCATCGGTGGATCCGGAGAAAGAGGGCACGGCCGCCGTGCGGAACATCCGCGCCGCGCTCTCTTCGTTCTCGGAAGAGATCCGACAGCGCGGCTACAAGCCGGAGCAACTGCTCCGGCAACTCCAGCAGGATCAGCAACTCCTCGATCGGCTCGGGATCATCTCCGACGCCGACCCGCGCAAGACTTCACAGCAAGGCCAACTTCAATCCGCCGCCGCTCCGGCGCGCCCGGTGGCGGCCGAACCATCCCAGAACGGAGTCCACGTCTGATGGTGAAATCGAGCGATCTGCAGAATCGCGCGGTGATCGAGGGGCCCGCCCCGGCCGGGGCGGATGAGGTGACCGAGGCCATCCGCAGGATGAAGCCGCCGAAGCGGGACGCGCCGGCCGAGTTGGCCGAGATGAAGGCTCGGATCGAACAAGCGGACAACCTCAGGGCGCCCCGGGATGTGCACTGTGGGTGCTGTTACGGGCGAGGGAGGGCCGACGCCGTGATGCTGATCCGGGGGCCAGTCGAGGGTAATAATATACTTGCGTCACATGGCCGGGGTGGGGCATGATCGCCCCCGCCGGCCCCGTGGAGCCCAGGTTGTGGCCCTGGGAGGCCGAGCCTTACCGCTTGTGGAGCCTCCTAGACATGGCGGGATTCGACTGCCGAGCGCTGATAAACGCAGTCCGCAACTTGCAGAAGGTGCGACTTGACTTCCAGGTAGGGCGCGAGTCGGCATCGTCGCTGATACAGGCGATGCAAATTCTTCATCGAGCATGCTCCGAGTTGCCCTACCCGAGGAGCTTGATGGATGAGCTTCATCGCGTAGCGTATCCCGGTTTCAGCGGTCAGACTGAGGCCCCAGAGATCGGGCTGATAGAATCGCTTGAGCGCCAGGCGCTGGGGCACCTAGAGAACATCGGGTTCTTTGCGGTTCATCCCGACCGCGCCGACTTCTATGGTGAGAAGGGGCAAGCCTGGTTTAGCTTGGCTGCTCGCCAGAAGCTCTCAGCGGCGGCGCACGATATGCGCGATGCGTGTCAGTGCTATGCCCTAGATCAGTGGACGGCGAGCGTGTTCCATTGTATGCGAGTGCTCGAAATAGCCTTTCGTGCGCTCGCGCGACATCTCCAGGTAAGTTTGCAGCACGACCTTGAGTATGCCGATTGGAATACGCTACAGAATCAGGTAAATAGTCGGATCAGGGCCCTGCACGATGAGAAGAGGGGGAGGGCGAAATCAGAGGAATTAGAATTCTACACCGCATGCGCTACCGAGCTCGATCATTTCGGGTGGGCATGGCGGCATGGTGTCTGTCATGCCAGGACCCGCCACGATCAGCAGAGTGCGCGTGAAGTTCTGGACCGGGTACGGAAGTTCGTTGACCGGGTGGCGGCGAGGCTCTGAAGTTATGGCCCGCGTTGCCTCTCCCGCTTCTTCTCTCGCCACGCGCGGTCACGCTTCTCCACTTCCGTCTTTGGCGTCCGCACCACCTTCCGCGCCAGGTCAACGAACTTTTCATACGGTGTCCGCGTGTCGGGCGTCGTGCTGGCCTCGTTCCTCATGTGGCCTCCTACTGATGACTCGCGAGCCTGATGATAGTCGGCACCATCGCTCCGACCAGGACGGCTACACCGCAGAACGCCACGGCCTGCTTTGCCGCGAAGAGGTAGGTGCGGAAGCCGTAGAACTTGTCCGGTGTCCATCCTCTCAGCTCTCCGTCAAGTTCCATGGCGTTCCAAGTGTTGCACCCGTTGAGATATCCGACGAGATATTGCGCCCAGTCCAGAAGGAGCGCAACAAATGCCAAGGCTATGGCGACGAGAACACCCAGCGGCAAGACGCTGATGCGGTCGTTGGGTGTTACGAGGAATCCCCAGCCCACCGCGAGAATTCCCACACAGGTAGCTCGTACGAGAGTGCTTATTCGCGCCGAGATGTCATCAAGGTCTTTGGCTACATCGGTCTTGGTGGCTGTGTTTGGCATGGCCTCATGCTACCTCATTTTGGGCCCCGGTCTGTCTGGCCTGGGTTGAATCGGCTTAGGTTCGTCTCTCCTGGTTGGGCCCGGCATCGGGCCAGGCCTTGGCTCTGGGCCCGGTTGCGGCCTGGGCCGCGCGGGTCGAAGTGGCGGCCGAGGTGCGGGTCTCACTGTGGGCGCTTCCCCCTCCCCTCACGGGGCTTACCCTCACGTCGTAGCTGGCAGCATGTCCTTGCCGGTCAGCGCGCGGTAGGTCACGCGCTTCCCGACCACGCGCCGCAGAACCTCCATGAACCGCGCGCCATCCGACGCCTTCCGCGTGTTGAATCGGAAGGCCTCTTCGTCCAGGTAGCGGAACAGGTGAAACGCTTCGACCGAAACGTAGGTGCCCTTGATCGCTCGCTTCAACAGCGTCCAGAAGTTCTCCATGCCGTTGGTGTGAATCTTCCCGTCCACGTACTTCTCGGCATGGTCAATCACGCCGTGGGTGTACTCGGCCGCGAGCCCGTCGTAGGACTTGAGCGCATCGGTGTAGACGTTCGTGCCGGGCTCGACGTGCGCCTTGATCTCCGGCCGCAGCGTCTTCTTGCGGTTGTTCGGGACGTGCTTCACGCGGACCCGGGAGTGCCCGTCCGGCCCGTGGCGCTCCAGCAAGCCCATGACCGCGGACTTGCCCATGGGGCCCGTGCCCTTGATCTTGGCGGCGCGCTTGTGCGCGTGCATGAAGCGAGCCTTGCCGCCAATGAACGTCTCGTCAACTTCCACGTCGCCGGCCATCTTGTCAAAGCTGCCATCCTGCATCGCCAGACGAATGCGGTGCATCATGAACCACGCGGACTTTTGCGTGATGCTGAGCGCCCGCGCCACTTCGTAGCTGCTGATCCCGTTCTTGTCGCTGGCGATCATCCACATGGCCGCGAACCACTTCTCCAGCGGCAGCGGCGAATCCTCGAAGATCGTGCCGACCTTGGCCGAGAACTGGCGGCCGGGGTGCTTCTCGCGGCACGTCCAGAGACGACGAGTCGAGATGAAGGACGTGGCATCGCTGCCGCAGATCGGACACCGGACCACGCCATCCGGCCAGCGAAGCTGGACCATGAACGAGAGGCAGATATCGGGATCGGAGAAGTAGCGGATGGCCTCTACCAGGGTCTCGGGGGCGGCCGGGGTGTTGTGTTCCATGCCCCTCAAGGTAGCAGGAGAGCGAGTGTGAGTCAAGTATATGCTTACCCAGTCGAGGCTCTGTGAGCGACGACACGGCGGAAGGCGTTGCGGCGGCCGTGGCCGCTGAGGCCCGGCGCCACAAGGCCGAGATCAATGCCGGCCGCGTGAGCCGCGTTCTGATCGAGGCCCGTATCGGCCAGGATGGCGCGATCCATACGCGCCCCGCGAGGGTCCGCACAAGAAACTTGCAATCGGGGCGCGAGTAGCGTAGCGTCCCGAATCGCGTAGTCAGCGACTGCTGGATGCCCCGCCTACGGGATGAGCCCGGCGCCGCTGGTGGACGTAGCAGGTGCCCCTGCTATCTCTGCCGCCGGTGTCCGGGCTTTTGTGCATTCAGCCTGCCGGCGGTCCCGGGGAGACGGGATGAAGAAGGGCCGGCAGCAAGTAGCGGCGGACGGCGAGCGCACCGAGGATCTCCCGCGCCTCTCTCTCCGCGCCGACGTCCGCCCGGAGTCGATCGACGTCGAGGCCCGCACGGTCGAGGTAGTCTTCTCCTCCGGCGCCCCCGTCAAGCGATACAGTTGGGCGCTCGGCCAGCCCTACGTCGAGACCCTCTCACTGGAGCCGGGCCACGTCCGCCTCCAGCGCCTCAACAAGACCGGCCAATTTCTCGACTCGCACTCTTCCTTCCGGCTTGCCAATGTCCTCGGCGCCGTCGTCAAGGGGAGCGCGCGCATCGAGGACGGCCTGGGTGTCGCCACGGTGCGGTTCTCCAAGCGCGCCGACGTCGAGCCGATCTGGCAGGACATTCAGGATGGAATCATCCGCAACGTGAGCGTGGGCTACGACGTCCACAAGTACGAAGAGACCGCGGCCACGTCCGCGCAGCCGATGCGGCGCCACGCGATCGACTGGGAGCCCTACGAGATCAGCGGCGTGCCGATGCCCGCGGACATGAACGCGCAGGTCCGCGATGCCCAGGCCCCGACCCATCCGTGCGTGATTGTCACGCGCGTCGAGGAGAGCACGAGCATGGACGAGACCGAACGCCCGAATCCCGACCCCGAGCCGCCTCAGCCGACCGACCCGACCGATCCGGGAGCGCCGCACGGGGCTGCGACACCGGCCGAGCGCCAGGCCGCGCAGACCGCCGAGCAGCGCGGGGAGATGGTGGAGCGCGCTCGCGTCGAGGGCATCATGCGTGCCGTGACCGCCGTGCGCCTGCCCGTCGAGCTCGCCGCCAAGCTCATCAGCGATGGCGCGAGTCTCGAGCGAGCCCAGGCCGTCGTGATCGAGGAAGTCTCCCGGCGCGGCAGTCTGGACCTCGGGCCGCGGCCCGGCGGGAGCGGGATCGAGGTCATCCGCGACGTCAATTCCCACGTCCGCGCGGGCATCACCAACGCCCTGCTGCACCGGATCAAGCCCGAGTGGTTCAAGCTCGACGAGGTCGGGCGGCTGTATGCCAATCGGCGGATGATCGGCCTCGCCGAGTGCTGGCTCCAGAGCTGCGGGGCCCGCACCACGGCGATGTCGCAACTGGAGATTGCCGGGATCGCCCTCGGGCTCAGCATGCGGGCCGGGCTCCATACCACCTCCGACTTCACGAACATCCTCGCCGACGCGATGGGCAAGACTCTGCGCCGCGCGTACGATGAGGCGCCGCAGGTGTTCGCGCCGATCGTCAGCCGCAAGGAGCTGGTCGACTTCAAGCCCGTGAAGCGGACCCAGCTTTCCGAGGCCCCGGCGCTGGACCTCGTGAACGAGCATGGAGAATTCACCAGCGGCACGATGGGCGACGCGAAGGAGCAGTACCAGCTCGGGACCTACGGCAAGACCTTCGGCATCACGCGCCAGGCACTCGTCAACGATGACCTCGATGCCTTCTCGAATCTCGCTGTGAAGTTCGGCCGATCCGCGCGCCAGAAGGAATCGGATCTCGTCTGGGCGCAGATCACCGGCAACCCGACGATGGGCGACGGCGTGGCCCTGTTCCACACCGCGTCCCACGGCAACCTCGCGGGCTCCGGTGGCGCCATCGACATCACCACGATCGGCGCGGGCCGCACGGCGATGGGGCTCCAGAAGGGGCTCGCGGCCGTCGAGTACCTGAACATCGAGCCGCGATTCCTGATCGCGCCGAAGGGCAAGCAGACCATCGCTGAGCAGTTCGTCTCGACGCAGCTCCTCGCGACGGCCGCCACCAGCGTCAACCCGTTCGCGGGCAAGCTCACCGTCATCTCCGATCCGCGCCTCGACGCGAACAGCGCGACGGCCTGGTATCTCGCGGCCAGCGTCGACCAGGTCGATGTCATCGAGCTGGGATTCCTGGCCGGTGAGATGGGCCCGGTCGTCGAATCGCAGGTGGGCTTCCGCGTCGACGGCATCGAGGTGAAGTGCCGCCACGACGTGGCGGCGAAGGTCATCGACTGGCGCGGGCTCTACAAGAATCCGGGCGCCTAGGGGTCGGAGGGCGCCATGAAGAACTACATCAGTCCCGGGAAGGCCCTGACGCTCACCGCGCCCTCGGGTGGCGTGGTGAGTGGCACGGCCTATTTGATCGGCGGCCTCCTCGTGGTGGCCACCGTCACCGCCGCCGAGGGCGCGCTTTTCGCCGCGCTGTCGTGCGGCGTGGTCGATCTGCCGAAGGCCGCGGAGGACGCCTTCACGGAAGGCGAGAAGGTCTACTGGGACAACTCGGCGAAGAAGATCACTGACACGTCCGGCGGCAACACGCTCATCGGCGTGGCTCTCGCGCCGGTCTCCGCAGTCGTGGCTCTGGCGACGAGCGCGCTCGCGGCCGATCTGCTCATCAGCGGCATGACGCTCCAGGTGCTCGATTTCGCCCAGCTCGACAGCGACAACGCGACGGTGACCGTGACGATCAACGGGACGCCGTTCGTCCTCACCGAGGAAGTCGAGTGGAATGCCGCGACCTCGAACAATGCCACGGCCACCAGCTTGGCGGCGGCCATCAACAACCTGACCGGGGTGAAGGCGGCGGCGGTCACCGACACCGTGACCGTCGTGCCGGCCACGGGGCTGAGCGCAACGAATCTCACGACGGGCCGTGTGCGGCTCGACGGGGTAGCGCGATAGGAGGCGGCGAGTCATGAAGGTCTCCATCTCTGACGGAGAGGTGGTCGAGCTGACCGCGCCCAGCGGTGGCGTCGTGAGCGGGACAGCGTACCTGATCGGGTCGCTCCTCGTCATCGCGACGGTGACGGCAGCCGAGGGCGCCAAGTTCAACGGGCTCACCATGGGCGTCGTCTCCTACGCCAAGGTGTCGGCCCAGGCCTGGGCCGAGGGCGCGAAGGTCTACTGGGACAACTCGGCGAAGAACATGACCACCACGTCGAGCGGTAATACCCTCGTCGGCGTGGCGGCAGCCGCCGCGGCGAACCCCAGCGGCACGGGCCTGGTTCGGCTGGACGGGGTCGCGCGCTGACCGTGACCCTCCCGCGCTACGAGGACTTCGCGGTCATGGAGTCCGCCGCGGCCGTCGTGGCCGCCGGGCAACTCTACGAGGCCGTCCGCGTGATCTACCTCCCGCCCGACGTGGGCGCGGCGGAGCTGTCCGTGGGCGCCTCGCCGGGCGCGACGGTCGACAACCGCCCGCGCATCGACGTACGGAAGGACCAGGTGCCAGTCCTCCCCGCTGGCAGCACGATCGAGGGCGCGATGGACGGGATGCCCGCGCGGACGTATCGCGTGGATCGCGTGGAGAGCGGCGACCCGCACTATCACCACGCCTGGGTGAGCCCGCGGTGATCGCGTTCACCGTCCAGGGCACCGACGACCTGGCGCGCCGCCTGCTCGACCTCGGCCGGGACGCGCCCGTCGCCGCGCATCGCGCGATCCGGCGGACGCTCCGATCGGGGACGGTCGCCGTCGGGCGCCTCCTCGCGGAGGATACCGGGCTCACCCAGCGCGCGATCCGGCGCAGCCTGACGACGACGCAGGGCACCTACCAGGATCTCCGCGGCACCCTCGCGGTCGGGCTCTACCGGGACGCGCGCGGCCGAAGCGGTCCCGGCGGCCGGATTCCCTTGATCGAGTTTCGCGCCCGCGGTCCGGAGCCATCGCGCGGGAAGGGGCGCGGCGTACGGTACACGCTGCCGAGCGGGCGCGGCCTCGCGCCGCGCGCGTTCATCGCGACGATGCCGAGCGGACACCGCGGCGTGTTCGCCCGCCTCCGGCCGACGCGATCGCGCCGCGGGATGGCCAGCCCGTCGCCGGCCCTGCCGATCAGTCAGCTCTACGGCCCGTCGCTCTATCGCGTCATGCGCCGGCGAGGACTGGCCGTCACGCTGCCGGAGATCCAGACGACGTTCGAGCGCCACCTAGCGCACGAGATCGGCTACGTGATCGAGCAGCGCCGTATCGCCGCGGGAGGCGAATGATGCCGGCCGAGCCCACCCGCGAGAAGACAATGGCGGCGATGGCGGATCGCATGAGCACGATCGCCGCGGGCGATCTGTACTGGACGACCCCCTCGCTGGTGACCCGCGCGCTCCTCGCCATCGATCAGTACGACGAGCCGGTCTCGCCGCTCTTGAGCCAGGGGCCGGTCCTCGGGGTGGTGCGCGCGTCGGGCAGCATGTTCGGCCGGCGCGCTCATCGCGCCCCGGCGCCGGGGGGCACCTCGATCGCCGCCGCGTTCGACCACGAGCAGCGCGTGACGGTCTGGGGCTACGTGCGCGGCGATGACGACGGCGTGATCGCCGCGACACTCCTAGAGCGGCTCTGGCAGGACACCGTGGAGTGCCTCCTGGCCGATCCGACCCTCGGGGGCGTCGCGCGCATGATCGAGCCCGAGGGCCCGCTCGATACCGATGACGGCGCGCTGGAGCCGCTCGGCTACTTCGCGCAGGACTGGCTGATCCGGCCGAGATGACGACAGGAGGACTCCGCATGAAGAGGTTGCGCGCGTCACGTTCTGCCCGCTGGATCGGCCTGGCCGTGCTGGCTCTGGCCCTGGGCTCGGCCGCCGCAGTGACGGCGACCATCTCCAGCCAGAGCTTCCTCCGCGTGCACTTCAAGGTGGAGGACACGCGCTCGGTGGGCGGCGCGAACACGACGGCGAGCCTGGTGCGCGACTATGCCCTCGCGATGTCCCAGGGGACCGGCGCGAATCAGGTGACGGACTGCGTGATCTCGACGCGATCCGTGACCACCGGCAACGACGATATGCAACTCGACGCGCTCACCGGCCCCTTCGGCACGGTGGCGCTGGCCGTCGTCAAGGTCCTCGTCGTCGATATGACGGGAGCCACGGCCAACGTGACGGTCTCGAGCCCCGCGACCACGGGCGCGCGAATCTTCGACGCCGACGCCGACGCCATCACCCTCAAGCCGGGCGGACTCTTCGTGTGGACCGATCCGTCGGCCGGGGGGACGGCCATCGTGAATGGCGACACTGACGTGGTCCGCTTTGTCGCGGCGTCGGGGACGCAGTCAGTCGTCGTCGCCGTCTGCGGTGAGGTGTAAGAGTCCCGAATGGCGATCGCCGCGCCGTCGGCCACCCGGGAAGTCGAGCGCGCCCGCGAGGCGCTCCGGGTGGCCGCCGCGCTTCGCGACGCGCGCGCCGGATCGATCGTGGTCCCGTGCGCGAAGTGCGGCGAGACGGTGGGCCACTACCGGCCCGGCGTCGTGACGACGCCGTCGGAGAAGCGGCCCGAGGTGATCTGCAAGTGTACGCGGTCCGGGTGCCGCGGGCTGACGGTGGTGGCGCTCGACGAGGTCGTGATCTGACGGGATAGGGCCAGGAGCGAGGCAGAGATGACGGGAGGAAAGGCCGGATACCAAGGCCGCCCGATGGGAGGGCGGCATGGCGACGGCACTCTTCGGCGGCGGCGCGAAGGTCGAGCGGGCGCAGACCGCGACCGCTGGCTCGACCGACTGGCAGGAAATCACCGAGGTGATCGGCGACATCACGCCGCCGGGCGGCACGAAGGAGCGCGTCGACAAGACGTCGCACACCTCGGTTCGCACGGTCGGCAAGCGCAAGCAATACGGCGCCGGCCTGGCCGACACGTCCAACTTCCGCTTCCAGATCAACTTCGACCCCGCCGATGCGGCCCATGCGGCGCTCCTGGCCGACTGGGAGGCGGGCACCGTGCGCGACTACTTGTTCACCAGGGCGGACCAGACCACCAAGATCAAGGTCCGCGGCGAAGTGGGGACGTTCCAGGAGACCGACCCGATCAGTGGCTTCGTCCGCTGCGACATCGAGATCTTCCCGGATACGGTCGACTTCACCGCGTAGCGCGCCGCCTCCGGGGTGCGGCGCGCTGGCCCCGCGCCCACCCCGATCACTCACGCGAGGAGGGCCACCAATGGCCAAGAAGCCGAAGAGCATCGAGCCAGGAACCCCACCGATCAGCTACACCGTCGGCCGCGCCCGTGCGGCCGTGGCCGCCTATAACCGCATCGCGGGCGCCATGGCGATCAGCGTGCCGGGGGCACAGCGACTGACGGCCGCCGCCATCGTCAATGGCCCACTCCGTGGCGGCGACCTGGACGCCTACGTCGTGCTGCTGGGGTACGGGTACCAGCACATCGATGAGGGCATCGACTCCCCGGAGATCGACCGGTGGCTGAGCGACTATCTCCGCCCGACGGCCCGCGGCGGCCGTGGCGGCAAGCTCCTCGATTTCTACGCGCCCATCCGGGATGCCCTGATCGACTGCGGCGTGATCGAGGAGGCGACGGAGTCCGGCGAGCAGGCGGACCCTCCTGGAGACCGCGCGGACTCGGGGGCCTAGTCCGTGGCATTGACCTGGAGGCGTGGTGGCGCCCGACCTGGGAGGAGGCCGCCACGCTCCTCCCCGGGCTCACGCGTCGTCGATTCGAGCGCGCCACGCTCCACGAGATCGAGGACCGCATCGAGGGGGCCCGCCGGCGGATCATGCTGACCCATGACACCGCGGCCCTCCAGGCGCTCCTCACCATCGCGAAGCACGACGGCCCTATCAGCCTTGAGGGGCTGCTGGGGCGGAAGACCGTCGACGTGCGGGAGCCCTTCGCGCCGCATCTCCAGCGAGCCGCCAGCCGCGCGTATGGCCCGGAGATCGCCCGCCGGCGCGCCGAAGAGGACGAGCGGCGGCGCCTCGACCCCGCCGATGCGGCGAAGGCGCGCGGGATGATCGCGGCGGCCGCCGCCCGGCGGAAGGCGCGCGAGCGGGGACGGGCCCCCGCGGGCTAGCGCACTCATGGCGAGCCCCAGCACGGTCGAGATCCGAGTCGTCGCCAGCGGCGCCGATCAGGCGGCGCGCGTCCTCCAGTCGGTCGCTCAGGCCGGCGCGGACGTCGGGCGGGTGACGATGAGCGGCTCCGCTCAGGCCGCCTCAGGTCTGCGGGCCGTCAGCACCGAAGCAGGCCGAGCCGGCCCCATCATGGCCGCGCTCCAGACTACGGTGCGCGGGACCGGCGATGCGATGGGACTCGCGGGCGTCAGCACCGGAGCCTTTGGCCAGGCGCTCGGCATGCTCACGAGCCCGGCCGGTGCGGTGGCGGCGGCGCTGGGAGCGCTGGGCGCCGCGGCGCTGGCAGGCGTCCGCGCCATGTCGGCAAACGCTGATGAGGTCAAGCGGCTCATGGCCGTCTCCGGGCTGAGCGCCGGGGCCGCGGACAACCTGGCCGACACGTTCCAGCTTCTCGGCAAGGACAGCGCGACGTTGACCAATGCGCTGTTCAAAATGGGCGCCGAGGTTGACGCGGGCGGGAAGGCGCTGACCAATCTCGGGATCAACGTCCGCGACAGCGGCGGCGCCCTCAAGTCCGAAGGGGATCTGTTCCTCGAAGTCCGCGACCGGATCTCCGAGATGGGCAGCGCGGGTGAACGCAGCGCCGCGCTCACGGCGCTCTTCGGTCGGGCTGGGCGCGAACTGGCCGACGTGATGGCGCTCTCGCGAGAAGAATTCCGGCGCGTCTCCGAGGAGGCTGGCGGCTACAGTGAGTGGAACGAGACGCTCCAGCGCCAGAGCGTCGAGTATCAGCGGACTCTCGCCGCGCTATCTCTGCAATTCGACGCGCTGGCGCAGATGATTGGACGGGCCGTCATCCCGCCGCTCACGGACTTCCTGAAATCGATCTCGGAGACCATCGCGCTCTCGAAGAATCCGATCGACTTCACGATCCGCTTCATCTTTCCCGGGGGTCTCGGCGCAGGCATTGTGGCTGCGCTGGCCTCCGTGGATCAGGCCGTCTCTCGATGGATGGCTGATATGTTCAAGGGCACCGCGATCGGCGATCGGTACACCAAGAAACTCGCGACGCCCTTCGAGGGCTTGAATGACCTCTTGAAGTCGACCACGAAGAGTCTTGACGAGTTTGGGCGTAAGCCGCCTGTCAAGCCCTTGTCCGACGAGGAACTGGCAAACCTGAAGAAGGCCGAGGAGAGCCTCGACGCCTTCCGGGCTCAACTCGTGGCGCTATCAGTCGCCGATCCCGTCGCGCGTCAACTCCAATCCGTCCGCGAGAAAGTGGAGGAGTTGACGAAGGCAACACCAGCTCTCGCGCCGCAGTTCGCCGCGATTGGCGCCGCGATGGAAGCCGTTATCGTCCACGGCGCGAACGCCGCTACCACGCTCAAGGAGCTGGAGGCATCCTGGAAAGAAACTACCGATACGATGGCGCCCGCGGCCGAGCGCGCGACGCTCGCCATCGGCGCCTTCGAGGCGCGCCTGGCCACGACGGGCGACCTCGGCCAAGCGTACCGCCGCACGCTCGGCGACGTGACCTTCGGGCTCAGCGAGACGGGCCAGGGCCTCGCTGACATCACCGACGTCCAGAATCAGGCGAAGGGCTCCGGCCAGGAGTTGATCGCGGTCTGGGATGATCTAGGCTCCGCGACGACAGAGACTGGTCAGGCCGCACTGGAATTCTGGCGTCAGATGCAACAGGCCAGCGTCTCCGCGCAGGCGCTTGGCGAGGACTTCAACCTCTCGGGCGCCCGCATCGCCGCGCTGCAGACGCAGTTCCGCGCCCTCGTCGATGCAAGCCAAGGCGAGCTGACGCCGGAACTCCAGCGCGTCGGCGCCGAGCTGCGCGTAGCCCTCGCCGATCAGTCGCTCTACGCCTCCATCGAGTCCGGCTTTCTCAGCATCACCGACACGTTCACCAAGATGGCCGACGGCCTCATCCAGGGCACGCTCGACATCGGCGACGCCTTCGCGGATCTCGGCCGCAACCTCCTCGTCAACTTCGTCCAGATCGTCCTCCACGAGGTCTTCGATCCCATCCTCAAGGGCGCCGCCCGCTTCGTGTCGGATCTCGTCGGCATGCTCATGGGCCGCCAGACCACGGGCGCCGTGGCCGGGCTCGTGGGTTCCATCGCCGGCGCGTTCGGTGGCGCGGGCGCGGCCGGCGCCGGGGGTGGCTGGGTGGAATCCTCGACGGGGCTCCTGACGCTGGCCGGCGAGGCTGGAGGCGCTGGAGCGGGTGGAGGTGGCGGCACGCTTGGCGTGCTGGGCTCGGTCGGGAGCGGACTCGCGTCGGCCTACTCGTTCGTCGCGGAGATGGCCGGACTCAAGTCCCTGACGGCCCTCGCCGCGGAGGGCGTCAAGACGCTCGGTGCCTCCCTCGGCCTGCTCACGCCGGCCGCGACGAGCGCCGCGACGGCCACGGGCGCGCTCGCGGGAGAGGCCGGCTTTCTCGCCGCGGAGATCGGGGCCACCGGGACCGGCGCAAGCGTGGGTGCAGGGACCGGCGCAGCCCTCGGGAGCGCGGTCGGCGCAGGCGTCATCCTCGCGCCCTACCTCGGCGCGTTCGCCCTCGCGCTCGGCTCGATGTTCGCCACCCAGGAGCGCCGCTTCATCAATCGCCAGCGCTTCATCCAGAGCGAGGGCTTCACGAACGAAACGGTCGCCGGGCTGGCGGGCCTGGAAGCCGGCCAGCGATCGCTCGGCGAGGCGAGCATCCAGACGCAGATTTCCGTGCTGGGCCAGGCGGCGCGCGAAGTCGAGCGGCGCATGAGCGACATCACGAGTTACTTCGCTGAGTTCGGCGAGAACACGGAGGCGGTGCTGGCGGCACAGCAGGACGGGCACGCCAATGCCGCATACCTCCGCGACTTCATCGCGCAGATGGAGCGGCTCGGGCTGAGGATCAACGACACCGAAGAGCATTTCATGGTCATCGTCGATTCCACGGAGGAATTTCAGGACATCATCCGCCGCTACACGGCGGTCCTCGCGAGCGCGAAGAGCGCCGCTGAGGTGGCCGCCGCCGCCGAGCAGGAGCGCATTGACGAGATCGAGCGCTTCAATCGCGAGGTCCGACCCGGGCTCATCGAAGAGCTGATGGGCGACCTCCCGAAGATCGCGCTGCTCCTGGATCTGCCGTCCCTCGCGCGGGAAGGCGAGGACACGAGCGAGACGCTGCAGCGGATGGTGGTCGCGCTGTCCGGGCTCGAGGATCAGATGGAGAACCTGGCCGCGCGCGCACGCGCCATGCGCGGCGACCTGCGCGTCACGGATCAACTGGCCGACGGCATCGGGCGCATCACCGAGTCGATGGACGCGCTCAATATCGTGCTGCAGACGACGGGCGATCCCGAAAAGATCCGCGAAGCCGCGGCCGAGATGGAGGCGCTGATTGACCAGCGGCTCGAACTGGAACTGGCCGCCCTCGACACGCTGACGACGGCGCTCCGCGCCCAGGTCTCTAGCCTATCGAGCGGACTCGGCGCCCTGGCCCGCGCGGCCCCGGTGCTGCGGAGACTCGGCGTGGACGCGGGCGACATCACAGGGCGCCTCGCCGGGCTCGTCGACTTCCTCGGCGGCGTGGGTGATATCGGTTCCTCCCTGATCGCGATGGGCGGACTGCTCGATGCCGTCGCCTCCTCCATGCAGGGCGCGGACGCGGCCACCATCCTTGCGCTCTCAGATCAACTCGCGGGCGCGCTCGGCTCTGTCCTGGAGGATGCCGCCACAATCGGCGAGCCCGTCCAGCAGATGGAGGCGCTGCAGGCGGTGCTCGGCGGTGTCGTCACGGGCTACGAGTCGGGCGTGACGGCACTGCGCGCCTACTACGACGCCGAGCGGCAAGAGGCCACGGACGCGCACGAGACCCGGGTCGCGGCGCTCGGCCTGGAGCTCGACGCAATCGAGGACCAGCGCCGCGCGGCGGACGCGCTCCACCGCGAGCGCATTTCCGCGCTCAATCTGGAGCTGGACGCGGTCAACGATCAGGCGGCGGCCGTCTCGGCGCTGCTGGCCGACGCGCGCGCCTGGCGCGTCTCAGCCGAGGGGCTCCGCGACATCATCCTCGGTCTGCAGACGGGGCCCGAGTCGCCGCTCAACCCGGCCGAGCAACTCGGCCTCGTCCAGGAGCGATTCCGCACTGTGCTCGACCAGTTCTGGGCGCAACCGTCCGCCGACCTGGCGCGGACGGTCGGCGACGTCGGGACAGGCCTGATCGCGCAACTCGGGGAGGTGTACTCCCAGCCGTCGCCGGCCTATCAAGCGATTTTCGATGCGGCCCTAGCCGACATGGCCGCGGTGGCGGCCGCGGCCGAGCAATTCGCGGCGCCCGAGGCGGGCCTGGAGGCGACGCTCGCGGGGCTGGAGTCGCGCAGCGAGGCGATCCGCGCGGAGGTGGAGCGGCTCAACACCGAGCACGCTGTCGTGCTCGCCGGGCTCGACGCACGTAGCGACGCCGTGCGCGCCGCCGTGGACGCGCTCAACCGGGATCACGCCGCGACGCTGCAGGCCATTGACCGCAAGGAGCAGTCGTCGCTCGACGTGTTGATCGGCGGCTTCACGGCGGTCTGGAATCGCCTGGGCCTCCTCGATTCGCTCGGCTACATCTGGGGCGAGACCCACGCGACCGCCGAGGAACTCCGCGCGCTTGTCGGCGGCAGGACAATCGACCAATCCATTGCCGACCGCACCCGGGAGACCGCCGAGCGCCTGGAGACGCTGCACTCCTCGATTCACGAGTCCCTGCGCTCGCTCGTCGGCGACCGCATCGATGCCCTCCTGCAACAGGGCGGCCCGCAGGCGATCGCCAATGCGCTCCAGGGGCCGCTCAGCAGCATCGCGGTGAACACCAGCAACACGGTAGCGAACCTCGCGCAGATCGCGCACCTGATCGCGTATCCCGGGGGGACGGGGCCAATCGGACACCTCAAGTACGCGCAGAGCGGCGAATGGGAGGTGCCAGGCCAGCGCCCCTACATGCTCCACCGCGGCGAGATGGTGTTGCCGGCCCCGGTCGCGTCGTGGTTCCGCGAGCACGGTCCTGTGGCGACGGCGGGCTCAGGTGGCGCCGGCCCCACGATCACCTTCGCCCCAGGCTCGATCGTCGTGCAGGGGACAGGCGACGCGGACGCGACGGCGCGCAGCGTCGTGCGGGAATTCGAGCGGCTCATGCAGGACCGAGGCTGGATGCCCGCGGGACCACAGTCGAGGAGATAGCCATAATGCGACCCAGAGTGACGATCATTGTTGAGACCACCGTCGGCCTCGACACGAGGGTACTGCTCGATGGTAAGGAGGTGCCTGGTGTGCGTGACGTGATATTCCGACACGAGGCCGGCGACGTGCCGCGCATCACGCTGGAGTTGCTCCCGGAGACGGTGGAATTCGAGGGCGACTTCCCGGCCGAGATCACCATGAGCGCGGCGCGAACGCAAGAGTCGGCGTAGACGCTGGAGCTATGTCATCCCACTACGTGTCCTACGCGAACCGCATCGAGTCGGCCACGCTGACCGCCTCGTCGGCCGCGAGCGGCTACCCGGTGTCGAATCTCGCGCTCTACAATCGGGGCCTCCGCTGGCGCTCGACGGCGGCCACGGACTCGTGGGTGGTGGTGGATCTCGGCAGTGCAATCGCGTTCGATCGCTTCAATCTCATCGGCGCCAACTTCACGAGTTTCGTTCTCCAGCAGCATACGAGCGACTCGTGGGGCGCGCCGGCCTGGGCCTCGGGGACGCTGAGCACGGTCTACGACTTCGAGCGCCGACTGCGGCGTCGCTGGTACGAGTCGGCCGCCAACTTCACGCGCCAGTTCACGCGCGTCTTCATCCCGACGCAGACGCCGACCGATGGCGCCAGCTACTTCGAGGTGGAGTCGCTGTGGGCGGGAACCTTCGCCGCGCTCCCGCGCTCGCCCCGCCCGGACTACCGCGCGTCCGTCGTCGACCCGACCGTGCGCCACGAGGCCGATCTCGGCAAGTGGGCCGTCGAGTACGAGACGGGGGATAGCTTCGTCGTCCACCGCTGGAATCGGTTCGCCGAGAAAGACCCGATGAATCCCGGCCAGGGGGACGAGCTCGGCGCGTGGCTCGACGTGGACCGGCAGATCGTCGCAGCCGGCCGGCGCTTCTGCCACATCATCGAGATCTGGGGCGACGGCGCGGTCTATGTCGAGCGCCCGATCACGAAACCGGAGTGGCAAGACGTGGGGCTCGTGCAGGCCCGCGACGCCTGGGATCTGGAGGAGGTCGTGGCGGACTGATGGGCAAGGTCTCGGTCGCGCCCAAGCACAAATCGACGGCGGGACTCTCGCCGACCCCGGCGCTCCCGTACACGGCGTGGAACGAGGGGCACGGATTCGCGAATGGCCTGTTGGCGGCCGGATACTTCGTCGGCTACGACGACGCCGAGCCGGAGAACGTCTGCCTGCACAATGACGGCGGATTCCTGATCAACGCCCCCGGCCGCTATGCGCTCATCGCCAGCTCGTCGGCGATCGCCAACACGACTGCCGCCAGCTTCTTCTCGAAGTTCGCCACGATCCAGGGGACGGCGCTCTCGGCACTCAACATCGCCGGCTCCGTCCTCCGTGTCACCGCCAGCGGCCACATGGGCACCAAGGCGTCCTCGCCTGGCGTCGTGACGAATGCGGGGATTTTCCTCAACGGCTCCACGGACGTCATCCAGGGCGCTTCCGCGACGCTGCCCGGCGGGCTTGGCTTCGGCGCATGGCGCCTTGTCGGTGAGGCGACAGTCCGCTCGGTGGGGGCGAGTGGCGTCCTGGCGATTGGTGGCGAGATCGCGTATCCGGGCGCACTCTCAACGGCGATCCTGAGTGGGGCGACGGTGACGGTCGACCTCACGAGCAATATCAGCGTGTCCGCCGCGTGGCAATGGGGGACGGCCGACCCGGACAACAGCGCGACCCTGACGCAACTGATCGTGGAGATCTTCCTCCCCGGAACGACGGTGAGTTAGGAGGCGATGCGCTCATGCTGACACCCGTACAAGCCGCGACGCTCAAAGCCGATATCAACGCGAACCCCATCCTCGCGGCGATGGCCAACAACCCGGACACGGCCACCGCGATCGCGGCGCAGTACAACCAGACCGCTTCGCCCGACTTCTGGGTCTGGCGCTCCCGCGTCACCAAGTCCGAGATGGTCAACGCCACCACGTCGGAGGGGACCGTGTTCGCGTGGACCGGCGCGGGCTTCATCACGCGCAGCCAGGGGGAGCGCGACGCCTTTCGCGAGCTGTTCTCAGCGAGCGACGACTCCGTGAATCCGTCGCTGCCTCAGGTGCGCCAGGCCTTCCTCGACATCTTCTCGGGGACTGGCGCCGCCGCGAGCAACCGCGCGCACCTCGCCGTCGTCAGTCGGCGCAAGGCGACGGCGGCCGAGAAGCTCTACGCGGTGAACGGCGCGGGCACGACGGGGAATCCCTCGACGATGGGATGGGAGGGGATGCTGACCTTCTCGGATGTGATGGACGCGCGGAGCTTGCCCTAATGGCCTCCGGGGACGTCACGCCAGTCTGGTCCGCGTCTGCGGCACTCACGCAGACAAATCTCGACGGGCTCGCCTCGTCGAGTACGCATGTCGCGGGCTGGGAGTCGGCGAGCCTCGACAACGCCGGCCTCCTCGACCGGCGCATCACGGCCGTCATTCAGGTCGAGTCCGCCGGCCTCAGCGCGGGCGAGATCAGGCTATACCTCGTCGGCCAGCTCCACGACTCGGCGTGGCCCGACGTGTTCGACGGGACCGAGAGCGCGGAGACCGTGACGGACACCGAGATCCGGGATGCGATCTGTCGCCTCGGCGCCATCACGGCGACCGACACGACGGCGAGCCGTCTCTATTACCTCGACTGCCCCAGCGCGCGCAGCGTCTTCGGCGGGACGCTGCCGAAGCGCATGGTGGTCTTCATCACGCAGTCGACCGGAGCCGCGCTGGAGACCACCGGCGACCCGAATCAGGTGTACGAGCAGGGCTACAAAGAGAACGTGGCCCCCTAGCCATGTGGACCCGCCAGAAGCCGCCCGTCGGCGCCGCGCGCATCAACTGGAGCCACCCGACGACCAGGGGGCTGTTGCACGGCGTTGTCTTGGCGGAAGGCGCGGGAATGCCGTACGATGCCGTGCGCGCCGTCGCTGGAACGCTCAACGGTGGCGCGGTCTGGTCTGTCGGGAGCTTGGGGGCGCACATCGCCTGCGCGACGGCGGGCTATCTTCAATACGCCCATACCGCAGCGCACCTGGCAACGACCGCATGTACAGTCTTCGTGCGCGCAGCACTGCCGGCCGCGGGCGTCAGGCGGGGACTGTTCTGTAAATCAGGTCTTGATTTCGGCACCGGCGTACTCCTCGAAGTCGGTAACAATGTACACGGACCGAGTTTGAAAGTGAATGCGGCTGTAGAGGCAGAAACATCGGATAGCGATATGCGCGGGAGTGGCCCGCACTCTATCGTCGGAACGTACCAGGCCGGTGGGTCGTCCAATATCTACGTCGATGGGCGACTCCGGGCGACCGCGACGGCGACAGCTACCTCAATCACGTCCACCGGGAATGACTTGTATTGGGGGTCGCTGCGACCCGACAGAACGGCGTTTGATCTCACGGGCGGGTTCATTGATGTCGCCTGGTATTTCGCGCGCGCACTCGGTGGCGACGAGATCGTAAACCTGCATCTGCGCCCTCTGGCCTTCCTCGTCCAGCCCCGGCGGCGGACGTACTCCATTCCGGGCGGGGGTGCCGCGGCGGCCCTCGACGGCACGAGCAGCCTTGCGCTCTCGGCCAGCGCGTCCCTCACCACCGCCATCCCGCTCGCCGGCTCCTCGTCTCTGGCGCTCACCACCACCTCCAGCCTGACGACGGCCATCCCGCTGCAGGCGTCCGCCGTCCTGGCGCTCGCAACCTCCGGCGATCTCACGACGCAGATTCCGCTCGCGGCAACGTCGGCCCTGGCCCTCGCGGCCAGCGGCACGCTCACGACCGCAATCCTCGTGGAGGGCGCCTCCGCGCTGACCCTCTCCGCGACTGGCGCACTGACGACCGCGATTCCGCTCGCCGCGAGCGCCACCCTCGCGCTGTCGGCGGAAGCAGACCTCACGGCGCCTGGCGCCTCGATGCAGGCCGAGGCCGCGCTCGCCCTCAGCGCCAGCGGCACGCTCACCACCGCGATTCCGCTGGGCGGCACCGGGGCGCTCGCGCTGGCGGCCACCGGCGCCCTGACGACAGCCATCCCGCTCGCCGGCGCCGCGGCCCTCGCCCTGACGGCCACGGGCGATCTGACCGCCATGACCGGCATCGCCGGCAGCGCCACGCTCGCCCTGACCGCCACCGGAGCGCTGACGACGGGGATCATCCTGGCCGGCTCGTCGGCGCTCACGCTGACTGCGACCGGCGGACTCCTGACCGGGATTCCGCTGGCGGGACTGTCGACGCTGCAACTGCTGACCGCGGCCGACCTCGCGCCCCTGACCTTCCTTCCGGTCGCGAAGGAAAACCAACTCGCGATGCTGATTGCGCGCCACGAGGTGCGAATGTGGGCCGCCGAGCATGACCTCGACCTAGACGACAACCTCCACCGGGTGGAGTTGCTCTCCTGAGCGAGAGCGAGAGGGGGGACGCGCCATGTCGCAGATGAGCAATTACCTGGAGGTCGAATTGCGGAAGCACATCTTCCGCACGGGCTCGTTCGCGAAGCCCTCCGCACTCTACGTCTCGCTCCACACCGCGGACCCGACCGACGCGGCTTCCGGTGCGGAGGTGAGCGGCGGGAGCTACGCCCGTGTGCAGCGCGATCCGCTGGACGCGAATTGGAGCGCCGCCAGCGCGACGGACGGCATCACGAAAAACGTGTCGGCGATCACCTTCCCGGCGCCCACGGCGAACTGGGGAGTGGTCACCCACTTCGGGATCTGGGATGCGTCGTCGGCCGGGAACATGCTCGCCTACGGCGCCTTGACGACGCCGAAGACCATCAACAACGGCGACGCGGCGCCGAGCTTCGCGGCCGACGCGCTCGTGATCACCTTCGCGTAGACGGCGATGGCCTGGATCGGACCGCCCTGGCCTCTCGTCGCGGGGAGAACTGCGCCGGTCCGCTGGCGCCTGTCCGCGGACGGGACGCCGATTGCCCTTGCGGGCCTGACCCTCACGCTCTACATGTCCGACCGCAACGGGACCGTGGTGGTCACGGCCACCGTGGCGAACGGCAAGCTCGTCGTGGTCGACGATGGCACCGAGCCGCTGCGCGGGATCGTGGACTTCTATCCCGTCGCGGAGGATTTCACCGTCGCGGGCTCGCCCTACCGGCTGCGCTATCGCCTCGTCGACGGCACCGGAAAGATCGATCACTACCCCGATTCGCGCGACGCGCCGCAGCTCGTCGTGGGCGCGGAGACATAGCGGACGATGGCATCGACACCGATTCTCATCGCGACCTACGACACGGGGCGCCTCCGCGTCGTCGTCCTGGCCGACGACACCGGCCGCGTGGAAGTCGTGCGCGTGGACGGCGCTGGCGCGGCCGAGGTGCGCGTGGAGCAGATCGTGGCGCCGGATCTGGTGGAGGCGTAGCCGTGGCCGTCGTCCAGGTGGCGTCCCTCGACAACCAGCAGATCGCCGTGGCGCTCGTCATCAACGACGGCACGGGCAACGTCGAGGGCATCCGCGTCCGCAACGCCACCGACTACGGCGTGCGCGTGACGGTCGCTGACGGCACGAACGGGCCCGAGCAGCGCGACACCGGAGAGCGGACCGACACGCCGCGCGAACAGATCTATGGCCGTTCGCTCCGGCCCCGCACAGCGCTCGGCTTCTCGGTCACCGTCCAGCCGGTCCCGAGGGTCGGCTAATGCCCGTGGCCCCCGTCTCGTCCGACGGCGGCGGGACGATCGCGAACGACACGCAGTCCACGATCAAGAACCCGCCGAGCATCGTCGCGGGGAACCTCATCATCACCGTCGTGACCGTCGACCAGAACACCGGCTCCGCGTTCACCGGCTGGCCGACCGGCTTCGTCGAAATCTACGCCGTCGACAACGGCACCTCGATTCGCCAGGAGTGCCGCTACAAGGTGGCGGACGGCACCGAGCCTGCGACGTGGGTCATGGGCCACGCCAACAACATGTCCTCGCACCGGACGGTCCAGATCAGCGGCCAGCACGCGAGTACAGCGCCAGCGGGGGCCACGAATACCGGGAGCGGCAACCCGAGCCCCGATCCGCCGAGCCTCAACCCGGCCGCGTGGGACGTGGAAGAGACAGGCTGGCTGGCGATTTCGGGATCGGACAACGGCAATGTGGCGCTGACGGATGAAGACCCCGCCAACTACACCGTCGTCGGGGCGCAATCGAACGGCGCCAGCACGCAGAGCACGGTGACGTGCATGGCCTTCCGTCTGCTGTCGGCGGCGAGCGAAGATCCGGGCGTGTTCACCCTCGCGTCCAATCAGCCATGGATCGCGGCCACGGTCGCCATTCGCCCGGCGGCTGGCGGAGGCGGGGGGCCTACGCTCGTGACGCGCAATGCGCTCCTCGGAGTGGGTATCTGATCTCGGTATTGAGGGGGTGAGGACGTGGCCGACAACGTAACCGCGAACGCCGGATCGGGTGGGGCAAGCTTCGCCACGGACGACATCGCGGGTGTCCATTACCCGCGCTCGAAAGTCGTCTGGGGCCCGGACGGGACAGCGAACGACACCGACGACGCGAGCGGCAAGCGGCTCCCGGTCAAGATCGCAGAAGCTCTCCCTGCCGGCGGAAATGCCATCGGCAGCGTGACGGCGAACGCCGGCACGAACCTCAACACGTCCGCGCTCGCCCTGGAGGCCGGCAACCTCGCCACGCTGGTGACCCTGACCACGACCATCGACAACGTGCTTGACTCCGTCGCCGCGTCACTCGCCGTCCTCGACGATTGGGATGAGACCGACCGCGCGAAGGTCAACCCGATCGTCGGCCAAGCCGGAGTCCAAGGCGGCTCCGGCGCCGTGAGCGCGACGACGCAGCGGGTAGTACTGGCCACCGACGTCGCCCTGCCCGCGGGCACCAACAACATCGGCGACGTGGACGTCCTGACGATCCCGGGCGTGGGCGGCACGGTGGCGCACGACGATCCCGACAGTGGCAATCCAGTGAAGGCGGGCGGCGTGGCGCGCACCTCCGACCCGACCGCGGTGGGCAACGCCGATCGGGTCAACTTCATCGCGACCCTCGGCGGTAAGCAGATCGTTCACCCCTACGCGCTGCCCGAGAACCTGCTCTCTGGCGTGACCGCCGCGATCACCGGCACGGGCGACACCAGCGTGATTGCCGCGCAAGGCGCGGGGGCGAGAATTTACGTGACACACATTCTCGTCACCAATTCTCACGCGACCGTTGGCACCGTCGTCGAGATCAAGGACAACACGACCGTCATCTATCGCGGCTACGCGGCCCCTGCGGGCGGCGGCTTCTCGGTCACGCTCCCGGCGCCGTTGCGGCTCGGCGACAACGTGGCTCTGCAGGCCGCGAACGTCACCACGGGGAGCAATACCTACGTGAGCGCGAGCGGCTTCAAGGCGCCATGATCCTCACGCACCTCGTCCTCTTCTCGTTCCTCGGGGGCGCCTCTGTGGCCGCCGGCCCGCTCCCCGTCGACGCGCCCGAGACCGCCCGCGCCGTCGAGTTCTACATGGAGATCGGCACGCCCGGCGTCGACGCCATCCGCGTGGGCACGCGCGACCATGTGGCCGCGGAATGGATCGAGGCGCCCGACGACTGGCTGGACGCGCCGGAGACGTGGATCGAGCTGCGCCCGGTCTTCCGCGCGGGCATCCTCGGCACCCCGTTCATTTCCCGGCGTCTCGACCGCGCGTCCTGGGGCTTCACCGAGGTCGCCCGGGGCTCCGCGTCGCTCATCAACCACGACGGCCGCCACGATGCGCTGTGGGACATGCAGGGCGCCCCCGTCACGATCTGGCGGCACGATCGCCGGGTGACCCCGCCGGTGACCATCGTCGAGTACCGGGGCCTCGTCGATGCGGTCACGCGCGAGCCTAGCCGCGTGCGGCTCAGCTACACGAATCAAGATCTCTCCGCGCTCACGACGCTGATCCCGCGGCGCCTGACCTCGACGGAGCTCTTCGGCGCGACCTGCCCCACGCCCGGCGTCCCGATCCCCTACCACGTCGGCACCGTGAGCAACGCGCCGCTGATCTACGTCGTCGAGGATCATCCGACCCAGGATTACGTCTACCTCGTGGGCGAGGGGGCGCGCCAGGTGACCGCGCTCAGGCGCTCGCCGATCGCGGGCCAGCAGGGGCTCGAATTGGTCACGCCGCCCGAGTACTCCGTTTCGACCACGCGCTACCCGGGCCTGACGGTGGTGATCATGGCCCGCCGGCAAACCCTGGTCGGCGGCGGGACGCATGATCTCTACGCCGATGTGGTGGGCCCCGAGAACGAGCGCAACCCCGCCGTCATGTTCGGCCGCCTCATGAACGATCCGACCTGGGGCCTCGGGCTCCCGGTGGACGTGGACGCCATCATGGCACAGGCCGCACTCCTGCCCGCCGAGCTGCGCCTGGACGGGATCATCGGGGGCGATGGCGCGCAGCGGCCCGCGCGGGAGTGGCTGGACATGCTCCTGGAGATCCGCGGCGGGCGCCCCGACTTCGACCCGCAGCGGGGCTGGTCGGTCGTCTACGACGCGGTTGCCGCGACATCAGCCGCGATGACCCTGCAGGACGGCCCCGGCGCTGGCCCACGAACGCTCCTCAGCGTGGGGCAGCGCGTGCAGCCCTCGCTCGACGAGCTGGTGTCGAGCCTGGTCATCGAGTACGGCTATGACTACGTGACGGAGGCGCCGCTCTACTCGACCTCGCCGCGGACGGTGGGCGCCCGGGGCAAGCCGCTCGTGCTCCGCAATCTCCTCCTCGGGGACCGCGACGCGGCGGACCGGGCCGCGCACTACATGGCCAAGCGCTACGCGGCGGCGGCCGATCGCGTCGAGGGGGCGCGCACCCACGAGGGCGGCCGGCGCGTGGACGTGGGCGACGTGGTGCATGTGGTGGCGCCGCTCATCGGGATTGACGGCGCGGATCGCCTGGTCATCGCTGCGACGAAGGGGGCCGGGGAGCAGGAGCTGTTCCACGTCCCCTGGTCGGCGGACCCCTACAACCACGTCGCCGGGACGCTGCCGCCGCTGCAGACGGTCGGCGCGCCCGCGGGGGTGCCCGTCGCGCCGCTCGTGACCCAGGACATCACGAGCGAGGCCACGTCCACCGTCACGGTCGTCTCGTCGACGACGCCAGTCGGGATCTCGTCGGGCGCGGTGGAGATCCTGACGGCCGAGGTCGTCCTGGCTGCGACGGCATCGATGATCGAGGTGGTGGGCGTCGCCGAGCTGGTGTCCGTGGACGACGACGCGGGCGGCGACCTCGCGCTCTGGATCGAGATCGACAGCTTCGCGACGGGGATTCCGACGAGGGTGACCGTCGCCGATATGGTCGGTGGCAATGACGAGACCCTGATCGCCTACGGGCCGCTGCCGACCCCGGGAGCCGGGACGTATGAGGTCTCGCTGTGGGCATCGTCGAGCGCCGCGTCCTGGTCGGCCGCGGACCGCGAGATGACAGTCAAGGTGCTCAAGCGATGATCGGGGGCGCGGCCTAAGTCGGGCCAGGCGATGGATGGCAGCCGATGAGCCGGCGGGGTGGCTAGGCGATGCCGTGCGGCGACTCCAGGCCGACCACGCAGCGATCCTCGCCCGGCTCCTGCGCGCGGAGCAAGACCTCCAGGATTCCATGCGCGAGCGGATCGCCGCCGATGCGCTGGCCGCCC